TTTCTGGTTTTATTGGTATGATTCCTGCACTTCAGGATTTCATGCAAGGAATGAAAGCTGAGTTCTCAGAAGAACCGACTGTTGGTATGTCTAGTCAAGAACTACGTTATGGCGGAACCGTAGAAAGAAGTTATCTACTACAATATCAGTTCATAGCAAAAGAGCCTGGTGATGTATATGGTCCCAATGGTATACTTCAGATTATTTCTGATTTAGAAGCATGGTCATTTCCTAGATCGTTTGATGATGCAGTTTCTGTTAGAGATCTAATGCACACACCACCAATCTTTACTATGCAGCATGTAAAATTAATGGAAAATGGTGGAGTTGCTATGGTAGGAAATTCACCTCCACTTGCAGCATTTGGACAACCTAAGTTGTTGGTTTTACGTAATGTTTCCGCTACACATGAAACAAAAAGTGTTATTGTCGATGGCAACTACACATATCCAATAGTAACATCATTATCTTTAGAGTTGGCTGACATGGAACCTATGGCTCTCGTTGAAGGACAGTATGTATCTTATGGTGGTATTAGTGTTCCTAGATTAGCATGTAGATCTGAAATCTATGCAGAAGTTCAAGGTGCAGCAGGTCGAATTAGTTGATCAGGAGTAACAATGGCATTTATAAAGAAATTTCCACAGACAACATTTAATTTACCAGATGGTTCTTCTATAGAAGCAGTGAATATATTGAAAAGTTTTTACTTTTCCGATAGCACTATTAATAACACAAATATTTATTCTAAAAAGTATGGTGTTACTACCACTAAGATAGAAAATTTGAGCTATGAACTGTATGGTGATAAGCCTTCTTTGTATTGGATAACTCTATATTTAAATCAAATAGACTCATTTTCCACCTGCCCCATCAGACAAGATAAATTCGAGTCGAATCTAAATTCGATATACTCAGGTAAGGTGTATTATATAAAAGAAGGTAAAGATGTTCCTAATGTATTGCCTGGTGATATGATTCAAATAACCACAGGGAGTGGTGAATCTAGAGATTGGAAGTTTGCTGGTATAGTAAAGGAATATGATCAAAAATTTAGAAGAGTGGTGTTAAATAGAGAATATCCTAATGAAGATAATTCCACTGCACTCCCAGGTGGATCTGATACTTTTTATGATACATCCTTCCAGTCATTCAGAAAAAATCAAGATAGTTGGGAACAAGTTTATGGGGATCCTGATTTAGACGGATACTCTGGTATTACTGTGGGTAAAGTTGAAAATGAAATTGATAAAATATTAGGAATATATGTTAGTGGTATAGATAGCAGGGAACTGTCTCCATTTTATGTAATCGAAGGTAATAATTTTGATGGAGTAAGTTACGATTTTTCTGCAGGACCGACTTCAGATACAGTAATTTATAAGTTATCGAGTGAATCTAGTACACCATCTGAATTGTCTTCTACTTTCTTTGACACAGTAAAAAAATCAGAAGTAAGAAAAAATACTAGTGCCAATACTATAAAATATTTTCCTACAGAAAGAGCCTTTCAGATTAATACATTCGTAGGGGATTTATTAAAGACTGAATTTAAACGGGGTAGAGTAATAACAATTACCTGATATAAATGTCAAAATTTAATGCACACTTATCAGAGATAACAATAAAGCAGGTTTTATTAAAAGATGAAGCCGGTGATTTATTAATTGATTTTACACAAGAACCCGAAGATGATGGAAAATTGTCAATAGGTTATTTAGAGCTTACAGAATCTCTTTTGAATGTTTCTGTAACAGGAAACATTACCGTATTTGTATCTGGAGGTGAATTTGAAGCCCTGCAGTTAGTTGGAAATGAATTTATACAGTTTGTATTGGAGTCTCCTCCAGAAGAAGAAGGCGAAGATCCTGAGATTTATACATCCCCAGACTTTGCAATAATAGATTTTAATGAAACTAGTGATGGATCTGATTTATTTAAAAATCAAAATGGTACTAATACCAGAACTTTATCTTTATACTTTACCAGTAAACAAGAAAAATCTATTTTTGAATCTGAAAATCCATTTCCAAAAGGATTTATAGGAAAAATTGCAGTTGAGACTGAGTTACTAGACGATACGGAAGAGGAAGAAGAAAACGATGATCCTTGTTCGAACATTCCCGGTCTTATTAATGAAATAGCATTAAAATATTTTCCTGGAGACGATTTTGAGATAGAGAAAACGGACAATAGTGTTCTTGTTTCTCCGCATAGATTTTCATTCCCAACTAGAAAAATAAGTAAAAATCAGAACTTACTACAACTAATTAATACTTGCACACGATATGCCTGGAAAGCAGATTCTGAAAATTCAAGCAGACTGGGATCTGCTAACTACTTTTTTTGGCAGGATTTATTTGGCTGGCATTTTAAATCAGCAAATAAAATGGCTGCAGAGGTGGAATCTGGGGATGATTTAAAAACTTTCGAGTTGTCATCTAATATATTAAGTAAATTTAGAATAATTAATATAGATCCAATATCAGATTTTACCGAAGCAAAGGCCTGGTCTAGTGGAATGTTGTATTCATATCACACTAGAATAGAACCAAATTATACTAATTTATATTCTAGATTTTTAGATGATGATAAAAAATATATCGAAAATTCATATGAATATAATTATGCTGATGATTATAATCCAATAATAGAACCAAATAAATTCTTACCAGATCCATATCAAGATAAAGATTTGTCTTCTTGGATAAGTGAAAAGGCAAACGATAGTCTAATTATAAAAGATAATCTTTTTGGATGGTATGACAATAGACAACATAATGATCCATCTAGTATTTATAGATTAATAGGAAGAGGCAGAGATAAAAATGCTCCGGACGCCTTGGGTGAAACCGGAGATCAGGCAGTTACCAAAGACGATCCGGTTTCATATAAAGAATTGTGTGATTATACTTTATATCAAGATAATATGTGGCAAGAAATGTTTGACTGTGTGAAGGTTGCAACCAGTGAAAACTTAAACGAAGATGTGTGTAGTTTAATAAAATTAGCAAAGATAAAGGCAGATACCTTCAATGCGAAGAGTAGATACAAAAAGACTTTAGATTATAAAGAAAAATGGAATCTCTATCGATATTCTGTTTGCTGTGAGGTTCCCGATTCAGAAGAAACTAATACCAATACATTTGCTATAATAAAGGGACACCATAAACTTGCCACCAATGTGTTTGCGTATGATTGGGCAGAAGTTTGTCTAATTCCAAAAGCTGCAATAGGTTGGGTAGTTGGTCATGGTATGCAAGATATTGGAGATCCTTGGGCCAAAACTATAGTAGGAACTGACAGTTTAAATTCACTTCCTTTAGTAGACGGAAGTACAATGGGAATAGCAAAGATGTTTGCATATGATCCTGGAGACAGTAGTATCCCGGGAGACATAACGGTAGGTGAACTGTCAGGAATAGTGAATTTCTTCCCGATCACTGGAGTTACGTCAGATGCAGGTATAACAGGAACTATATCTTGGGATTATATCAAAGATCTGTTTACTGGTGGGGAAAGTGCAGATGGATTAACTCTAACATTCCATAACAGTCAATATTCACCTTTATTGGTAGTAGAAAAACCAAAGGGTGGATCTGGAATGATTCCAAGCAGAAGAGCATATAATTTAAATGAAGTAATGAACAGGCCAATATTAAGAGAAAATGAATATCCAACTGTAGTTGGTGCCTGTGCAGATGTAGTAGGGAGATCTACTGTATTTTGGCAAACAACACCAGTAGAAGAGGGTGATTTTGATGCAGATCCAAATGAATCGGGTACAACCGATCCGAACGGAGGACCAGATATTTCTCCAACAGGATTAACAGATATTCAATTCATGGCTGGTCCCGGAATAAATGCAACTCAGTTTCTTACTGATTATCCAAAGAATTTTGATTTACTGCCAATTGGATCTTATAAAACTCTAGCTTTGAGTGGTGATGGTGATCCTTCTTCTCTTCAATGTCCTGCAATACCATTGGGTCATGTTGTCAAAATTGAGTTTGCATCATTTAGAGAAATATACAAATTGGGTATAGAGGGAAGACACTACGGAGAGTATAATGAAAGTATTGCAGGACCAGAGGGAATCTATTACTTCTCTGCAGAAAACGCACACGACGGGACATGTAACGGTGGTAATTGCACTATTTAACTTAGGGAAATAAAATGGCAAATAATATAATTGACATTTTACGGGAATATATCCCAAAGAAAAAACAAGTAGAAATTGATGTAGCTCATGCAATCAATAAGAAATATACATGTGCAAACCCAGATGGTCCTGTATCTAATGCTTTATGTCCAGATGATGATCCTTTGTGTAATTGTCCTTGTAAGGAGATAATACCAAAGTCAGCAGAAATAGTGACACTACAGTGGGCACAGGATAATGTTTATGAGTTTAGTTCATCTGAAGTTATGTGGATAAACATGGCAACCGAACCTTGGGTTACAATAAAAGGTGTGTATGAAGATAAGGGCGAAGAGGACGAAGATACAACTACATACGGGAACAACCCAACATATCAATTATTCCCGGACAATACATCTGCTTTCCATGAAACAGAAGAGGATGCAAAGGATGCGATAGAAAGTCAGTATGAAGAAGATGGTGGTTACACTATGGATGAACCCACCGATTCATATATGAACAGTTTATTGAAAGACACATCCGAATGTGATATGATCGAAGGATCTTTTGATGAAACCTGGTTGGGTTGTGATTGGGAAGATCCAAATAGTCCGTTTAGCTGTGATTGTCCATGTGTAGGGGAAAACTATTACAAATATTTAAGGTATAATAGAACTGTTTCTAGTTTCTGGGATACACCACCGTATGTTCCTATCATATCAAAAGCACAAAGAGCAGCATTAAATTCACAAAAAATAGGTATTAGCACTTATGGAGATTTATCAATAAGACCCGGTGATATAGTTAAACTGAACATCACTGATACACAACCTCCAAAATTTGAAGATATTTTAAATAAGATTGCAAGAAAATATGGATTGCTTACCTCACAAGAAAAGTATGCAAAATTTGATGGTAATTTTCTTGTGTTAGAAATAAAGCATAGAATGTACAGTATGTCATTTCATAAGATGGATTTAATTTTAATTCGAGATGGTCTTCCATCAACTGGAGATGAAGGAGATGGTGCTGCAGATGCTGGAACTGAAGAATCATCTTTTATTGATAATTTTGTTCCTATACAGATGGATAGAATTCTTGACAATTCCATAGTTTCTTTGGGTGAGGTTCAAGTAGAAGTTCAGGTAGAAGACGCCGAGCCTCTACTTCCAGAACCTGCCGAGCCAGATCCAACTCCAGATCCAACTCCAGATCCAACTCCAGATCCAACTCCAGATCCTAGTCCAGGATATAGTTCATACTAGAAAGGATAATATATAGTAGTATGGCATCATATAAAGACATAGATTTTAGTTTTAGTAAAAACTCCTTTACTGGTGATCTTAATGTAGTTAACGACACTAGTGCTATAAAACAAGCAATTAAAAATATTGTTCTGTCATTAAAAGGAGAAAAATCATTTTCTTATAATTTTGGTGCTGCAGTTCAAAGATTATTATTCGAACAAAGTACAGACAACAATATGACGGTTGCGACAGAAATTCAAGCTTCACTTTCTCAGTATGAACCAAGAATTACTGTTACTGAAGTTTTGTTTAGTGGGACAAACGAAAACTTTAAAATAGATATTCAGTATGAAATGGCTTTAGCAAATGGTCAAAATTACACAGATAGCACTACTGTAGAAACAAACGGATCCGGTTATTGATATAGAGGACAAATATGACAACACCACCAATTAATTTAACTCAATTAGAATATCAAGAAATATCTAATAATATCAAGAATTATATTAAAGATCAGTCAGATTTTACTGATTATGATTTTGAAGGTTCTGCTTTAGCTTCTATAGTAGACATGCTTGCATACAATACACATTATCATATTCTATTCCAGAATATTTTAGTCAATGAAATGTTTTTAGATTCTGCACAAAAGATAGAATCTTTAAGTTCACATGCAAAAGTTCTTGGCTTTACGGTCCAGAATAGAACATGTGCTTCTGCACTATTACGCATCAGTAACGTAAATCAAAATTCTGGTGTTTCTGCATTTAGTCGTTTGGTTGGTACAAAAACAAACAATACCACTTTAAATTTTTATACAATAGATGATGTGTTTTCAGTTGATGATGGGAATGATTCAAATGATCTTGATATGATTGATGTTCGTGTATATGAAGCTCAAACGGCAGTAATAAATCAAACATTTCCGGTTGATGTAGAAAAACAATCTATATTTTTACCGGACAAGAATATAGATCCATCAACAGTTAGAATAACAGTTGATGGTGTGGTATATTACAGAGCAAATTCTACAGGACCAAGTCCATATACGAACGAAAACATATTTTACATTGAAAATGTGACAAGTGGTTTTGATATAATATTCCCATCTAGAATGGATGGTATTGGTACTGAGCTAACTGTAGACAGTGAAATAAAAGTTTCATATTTGGTTCCTTCTGGAACAAATGGTAATGGAGCATCATCATTTACTTTTCCAGTAGAACCACCGAGTCCTGCGACCAGTCAAATTGGTACTGGTGGACTCATCACTTCGACTGGAACTTCATCTGGTGGAGTAACTACACCATCTATGGATTCTTTGAAGCAATTGATAACAAAAACTTTTGCCTCACAAGACAGATTTGTTACAAAATCTGATATAAAAACAGCACTAGTAAATGAGGGTTATGCAACCTCAATGGATAATGTATCAGTAGAAAGCAATTCTGCTGGTGTAGTTACAATAGAAACAGGCGAATCCGATTTAGATGCCGCTGTTGAATTTTTAAATAATAATGGAGTTGTCGGGATAACGTTCGTCGCAGCAAGTAGTAGTACCTAGGAAATATATGTTACATTTACTCAACACAACATTACAGGAAAATCCTGGCGGAAAAACTAACTCAATACTTATTGAGTCTGCTAGTGCTGTTGGTAATCCAGATATAATAGTTGGATGTCCTGCATCCACATTTGATGTAACTAATTTCTTTCCAACCTGGTTGGTAGATGAGCATGAATTAGGAGATACATTATTAGTTAAATTTATGCAACACTATTTTAACTGGTTGTACTGTACAGATAAGTCTACTTTGTATATGGATAATTTATTAGATCTATTAAAGATTGAAAATATTAATATTCATACAGAGAAAACTATCGTGAATAGTTTTGTTCCTGGTTTATATGATATTATAATGGAGTATGAGAATATTCCATTTCAAATTCTCGGAATTGAGTTGGATCAGGAAAAATATCCAGGTCTGGGTTGGTTCTATCCTCTGTATCTAAGACCGCCAGATGAACCATACCATGTTCATAACATATCAACCGGACCCGAAACCGTTACATGTTATATGCCGAACGGAAATATGAATCATGCATCTGAAGATTCAGATGATACTCTACCAATATATTCTGATATAGTTGATCGAACTCCTGTATTAAAAAATCCAGATAGGTTGATCGAATTAATAAAAAATATCAAATATGATCTATATCAAAGAAAAACAACCAAAGAATGTATTACTAATTTCTTTAAAACTTTATTTGGAAACGATGCCGAAGTAACAGTTACTACTTCATCAAATTGTTCTGTTGATTTAGTAATATCTGGAGTAAATGCCAATCTTCGTGATTACTCCATTGCTTTATATGAAGAATTTTTAGAACCTGTTGGGACGGTTACAACATATACCGCTAGTAGCTCTTCTTTGAGAGTTCCATC